AATCCGGACGGCACCTTCACGCGGGCGACAAACGAGGCGCAGGTGGACGCGGCCTGCAAGGCAGGAGCAGCTGCCTTTCAGATTTTCACGCAAGCGCCGAATACGCAAGCGTTTACGGACCTCTTGAACCGGGCTCTCGACAAGCCGGCGGAGCAACCGCAGCAGGTGGATGTCAACGCCACGATGGACCTTAAACCGTTACTAGAGACGCTCGACCGCATCAAGGCTCGGAATCGAGACAAAGGATGAGCCAGCGCGGTCGATGGCACAGTGACGACGTTGTCGGGGTGCAGGATTCTGGATTCCGAACGGGTCCACGCACTGGTCGTAACGCCGAAGCTGAGCTCCACGAGCTCGTCAGCGGCTACTACGAAGCTCCCCTTGGGTTCGTCCGCGATTGCTTCCCCTGGAATCAGCCAGGCCCCTTAGCGGCCTACTCTGGGCCAGACGTCTGGCAATGCGAGTTTCTGGAGTGGCTCGGCAGCGAAATCAAAAATAGGGCATTTGACGGAATTCACCCTGTCATGCCAATACGGGCCGCAGTCTCGAGCGGTCACGGCATTGGCAAAGGTGCCCTGACCGGCATGCTCGTGGCCTTCCTCATGTCGACGCGAAGGGATTGCAAAGGCGTCATCACGGCGAACACGAACACACAGCTCCAAGACAAAACCTGGGCCAACGTCGAAATCTGGGTGAAACGGTGCCTCACGGCCCACTGGTTCGAGCTCAACACGAGCATCATGTATCGCAAGGGCTTCCGAGCCTCCTGGAAGTGCAGCCCGCAGACCTGCGACCCGGATAACTCCGAGGCCTTCGCTGGCCAGCACAACGTGGCCAGCACGAGCTTCTACATCAACGACGAAGATAGCAACGTCCCGAACATCATCCACGAGGTGCAGGAAGGCGGCCTCACCGACGGCGAGCCCATGCAGTTCCTGTTCGGCAATCCGACGCGACGACGTGGCGCGTTTTACGATATCGTATTCGGCGGGCAGGGCAAGCGGTGGAAGACCTGGGTGATTGATGCGAGGACCTGTGCGTTCCCGAACAAAGCGCTCATTGCAGACCAGCTCGAAGACTACGGGGAAGATTCGGACCGGTTTCGGGTGCGGGTGCGCGGGTTGCCGCCGCGCGCGGAAGACGCTCAGTTTATTGATTCGGGGCGCGTTACTGCCGCACAGAAGCGTGTGGTTTCGGTGCTCCCGGACGAACCAGTGGTCGCTGGTTGCGATCTGGCGTGGGGCGGCGCCGACGCCAATGTCATCCGGTTCCGGCGAGGCCGGGACGGCCGAAGCATCCCGCCTATCCGAATCCCCGGAGAACTCACGCGCGACCCGTCGGTCCTCACGAACCGGCTCGCCGATGTCCTGAGTTCGACGTATGGCCCAGACCAACAGCCCGTCTCGATGCTGTTTCTGGATTCCGCGGGCATTGCCGGCGCGGTCGGCACGCGGCTTCGGGCGCTCGGGCACCAGAACGTGCTCGAGGTGAACTTCGGCGCCGATTCGCCGGATCCCAAGTGCAGATACTTCCGAGACTTCATGTGGCAATCCTTAAAAGAATGGCTTATCCTTGGCGCCATTGACAGTTCGCCACGGCTCGAGACGGACCTCTGTGGGCCGGGCTTACGGGAAGACTTGAAGCAGCGCATTTGGTTGGAGAGCAAGAAGGAAATGAAAGCGCGCGATGTCGATAGCCCAGACGAAGGCGACGCCTTGGCGCTGACGTTCGCGCAAAAGGTCGGAGCGAAGGCTGAGCCAACGCGGCCAAAAGGCGGCTGGTTACCGACGAGTCGCGCGTGGCAAGGGTAATGGATAAGCGACTCGCGTTTCATCCGAAAGAATTCTCACTCGTGTGGGATGCGATTGAGCCGTGCGCGGTGTGCGGGCAAACGGACAGGATTATTTGGGATAGGGTGAGTCAGCATTGGTATTGCGGTCACTGTCGCGCGGAATGGATCGAAGGAACCGGAACATGCCAGCCAAATCTACCAAGCAAGCGCGACTGATGCAGGCCGCTCGTCACGGCGCGTCCTTCCCAATGGCGAAGAAGGTGCGCGCGTCGATGACCGACAAGCAACTCAGCGACTTCTCGCACACGCGCGGCAATCGGTATGACCGGCTGAGGCATGGCAAGTGACTTGGATCTATGTTTGTGCGTTATGTCGAGCTGAATGCATGGATGCGCGATATCGATGTGATTGTTGTGGGTGTAAGTGGCGACTCTTTCGTTTTATTCGCTTAATGGTTCATGCCTAATCGCTCTCGCGCCGAAACACTCGAACTCCTCAAGCAAGCGCGCGAGCGCTTCGAGCAAGGTCAAAAAGCCACCGCTAAACAACGTCAGCGCATCCTAGACGACCTGGCCTTTTACGCCGGAGGCGAGCATCAATGGGACGCCGAAACCCTTCGCAATCGCCAGGCGCAGCAAGGCGTCGCGGGCCTGCCGCCGGTGCCGGCGCGGCCCTGCATCACCATCAACAAAGTCCGTGAGCCCATTCATCAGGTCCTGAATCAAGAGCGCCAGAGCGACATGGGCATTCAGCTCGTGCCGGCTGACGATTGGGGCGAGCTCGCCCCGCCGGTGTCGGAAGAGGAAATCGAGCTGCGCGAAGGCCTTGTCAGACGCATTCAACGGGAGTCGGAAGCCGCGGACGCGCGAACGTGGGCGTTTACGCGGGCGGCGATTGCTGGCGAAGGCTACTATCGCGTGCTCACGCGCTACGTGCCGGGGAAGCCGCAATACTATGACGACAAGGACGTCTTTGTCGCGCGCATCTACAATCAGTCGTCGGTGACGCTCGACCCGGCGCACGAGCAGCCGGACGGCAGCGACTGCGAGTGGGAATTCATCGGGGGCGATGTGCCGTGGGACCGGGCGAAGCGCGAGCATCCGCGGCTAGCCAATGGCGATCGCAACCGGTGGGCGAATGCCGATGATGCGGCCTTTCGGGCGCTCGGCGAAGAGTATCCGGGCTGGTATACGGAGACGGGCGAGACGAAGTCCGTGCGCATCGTCGAATACTTCTACACCGAGTGGACGAACCAGACGCTTTGCAAGCTCTCCGATGGGCGGGCGTTTTGGGAAGATGAACTCCCCGCCGACTTCCCCGAGGACCAGATTCTTGAGACGCGCGAGGTGCCGCAGAAGGCGATTAAGTGGGCCAAGATCGACGCCACGCAGATCCTTGAGGAGACGGACTGGGAAGGGCCGGACATGCCCGTGATCAAGGTGCTGGGCGAAGAGTTGCAGCCGTTCGACAATGAGCGGCGGGCCGAAGGGATGGTGCGGCCGGCGCGTGGGGCGCAAGAAGGCTTCAACGCGATGGTGAGTAAGTGGGTGGAGAGCGTCGGGCTCGCGCCGATTCCGCCGTTCCAGATGCCGGAAGAGAACATCGGTCCCTATGGCGCGTGGTATCAGCTCGCGAACACGCGTACGCTACCGAGCTTGCCCTATATCAGTTTCGATGCGCAGGGCCGGCCCTTAGCAAAACCCGAACGCACGAATGTGGACACGCCGATTCAGGCGATTGCGTCGTCGGTGCAGATGTTCGACGAAGCCATCAAGAGCACGACCATGGTGCCGAGTGTGCAGCTCGGGCACTCTACAGACGCGCAACTCAAGAGCGGGAAGGCGATCGATAGTCTCAAGGAACAAGGGCTGCTGGGCACGTCGCATTTGCTCGATAACTTGCGCCGCAGTATTCGCTATGAGGGGCAGATCGAGAACAATCTGCTGTTTCCGATTTACGGGCGGCCGGGGCGGTTGGCACGGATGCTGACGGGCGAGAACGAGCCGAAGAGCGTGCGCATTGGGGGATCGAATGGACAGCCGACAACGGGAGGTGTGGTTGGCGCTTCTCCAGCGGGAGGTGGACAGTTTCATCCTGGACCTACCGGGACGCCTCCGGTTCCATCAATGGGTGCTCAGCCAAACGCCGGTCCACAGGGACCACCGCCAGCGCCACCGAAAACCTACATGCTCACCAAAGACGCGAACTTCAACGTCATCGTCAAAGTGACCCGCAACCTCGATTCCCGCCGCGAAGAAGAATCCAGCTTCGTCGGCACGCTGCTGCAAGCAAATCCCGAACTGATGGCGTGGTTCGGCGATCTGTTCTTCAAGAACCAGGACGGGCCAGGTCATGATGAGATGGCTGAGCGCGCGGAAGTGATGCTGGATCCGAAGATTCAGGCGATGCGCGCCGCGAAGCAGCAAGGCTCCACGATGCCGCCGGAAGCCACCGCGCAGATTGCGCAGATGAAGCAGCAGCTCGATCAGGCGCATCAGGTGATGCAGCAGGCGCAGAACGAATTGAAACTGAAGGGTGAACAACACCAGCGGGAGCAGGAGACGAAACTGAAGCTCGCGCAGATGGCGCACGATCAGGCGATTGAAATCCAGAAGATGAAAGACGCGTCGGCCCTCGCCGTCGCGCGACTGACGTCCGCCGCCAACGTGCTCGACCAAACGCACGAAGACGCGGAGGAAGCGATTGCGCTGGCGCAGCAACAGCAGCATGAAGCGGAACAGAACGCGCTGGATCGGGAGCACGAGCTCGACCAGGCGCAGATGGGGCACGAGCACGCGCTTGAGCAGGGGCAACAGAGCCCGCCGTTGGATCCGAATCGGCCACCGCTGCAAGCAGGAGCCGGGGCATGATCGTAATTGGCAAATCCGAAACGGCAGATACCCGAACCTGTGATTTTGCAAGCGTAAGCAAGGAAACGCTGTTGGCGAGTTCAAAGCAGCATATCCGTGATGTTCACGAGGCCCTACAATTCTTCAGTCGCCTCATTGCTAAGGCGCTGTTGGCCCACGATACGGACAAACTGACTGACATTGACGGCTTTCACGCTGACTTCGTCACCGGATTCAATGAGCATGGTTGGTGGGACCGGCATCGTCGGCTCAATCGGCATCACCTCACGGAAGCCGATGGAGTGCCTGCGGATGTGAACTTGATCGACGTGCTCGATTTCATCGCCGATTGCGTGATGGCAGGCATGGCGCGCAGCGGTGGCGTCTATCCGTTAACGCTCTCGCCAGAACTGCTTGAAGCGGCGTTTCAGAACACGGTCACTCTACTGAAGCAGCAAGTCGTCATCAGGCCAGATCGTCAGCCGTCAGGAGTCGTGCCATGAACGAAGAGCCTGTTGACCAGACGCCACCGGAACCGGAGCCAGAGCAAAGCCTCGCGGAACACGAAGCCGAATTCGGCAGCGCGGCCCAACGCCCCGCCGCCGATCCGGAGCCGGAGCCCGACGAGGATCCCCGCCGGCCGCCGCGCGAGCGCGATGATCAAGGCAAGTTCACGAAGCCGCCGAAGCACCGCGCGGCGAAGCAAGAAGCGACCGCTGCCGATGTGCCGCGGATTGCGGAGTTGACGCGCCGGCTGCGAGAGACCGAAGCCGAGCGGGATGCACTGCGCTCGAGGCCAAGAACCGCGCCAATAGAGGCACCCGGGGTGCCGGATGCCATCCTTCACCCGCCTGTTCCACGTGGAAACACGGCAACCACCGCGACCAAGCCCAAGATTGACGATTTCCAGGAATACGGCGATTACGTTGAGGCGCTGGCTGACTGGAAGATCGCCGAAGCCCGCCGCCAGGACCGCGAGGTCGCCCAAAAAGACGCAGAAACGGCCCGCATTTCTGCATCTTGGCGAGAACGGACTGAGGCTGCGAAGGCCAAATACGCCGATTTCGAGCAGGTAGCTCTTCTGGCCCCGACGACTATCCCGCAAGGCTCCCTGATCGACGCGTGGATTTTAGAAGACACGAGCGGGGCGGATGTGTTATACACTCTCCAAAAGGATCCGGGTGAACTGAGCCGGATCCTGGCGCTGCCGATCTTTGAACAGGTCAAAGCGCTCTCGTTGCTCGCGCAACGTCTCAGTCCCACCCGTGAGCCGGCTGTTCGGACTGGTGCAGCCGCCACGCCGCCCGTGAAAGTCGCGCCACGTCCGCCCACACCAGTGCGGACGAGCGCAGTCCCGGCGCCCGACGAACCGCCAGACCCGGAGCATGCGTCACTCGCGGAGTTTGAACGCTACTACCACCGGGACCGGTAAGGTTCGTTGCGCCTGAGGCGCGACTTGTGAGTACCAACATTCGCGTTCGTCGGTGAACACGTTTATTAGCCCCACGTGGGTAACCACGTCAACGGCCGTCTCGTTCAAAAACAACATCACACTCGTTCGTAACTTCGATCGATCATGGAATAACGAGTGGACCAATAAACCGGGCGGCGCCAAAATCGGCTACACCATCCAGGTGCGCTTGCCGCAGCGCTTCCAGGCCACTGAGGGGCAAGCCCTCGTTCAGCAAGCGATTTTCAATCAGACCGTCCCGATCACGCTGAATCATCAGTTCCAGGTGGGGATGGGCTGGAGCTCGGCCGACAGCGCGATGCTGGTTGAAGAAGTGCAGAAGCGCTACACCAGCCGGGCGGGCAAGATCCTCGCGAACAAGGCGGACGTCATTTCCGGCGCCGAAGTCTTCAAGAGCGTCTATTTCCAGGCGGGGCCGCTCTCAGCGCAAGCGCTCACGAACATCGCGGTCGATGGCGTCATCACCGATGCCGTGGCGAAGCTACGCAATGTGGGCGTGCCCGAAGACCTGTGTGCTGTGGTTGATCCGAAGACACAGAGCCTGCTGCTCAAAGTCGCGTTCAACCAGTTCAATCCGCAGAAGTTTGTCAGCAAGCTGTGGGACAAGGGGAAGTTTGCGGACGCCGCGCTCGGCGTGGACGAGTGGTATTGGGATCCGAACATCCCAACATTCACGACGGGGACGTTCACCACATCCACACCGCTCGTGGATGGCGCGCTCCAATCCGGTTCGACGCTGGCGATTAAGGGACTGGGCACCTACAGTTTCAATGCGGGTGACCAGTTCACGATTCTCGGCGTGGACGCGCTCAATCCGGATAGCTACGTTGACACTGGGGATCTGCAGACGATTGTCATCACCACCCCTGTGTCTGGTTCGGGGACGGCAATACTCTCCATCAGCCCAGCGCTGATTCCGCTGACGAATGCCAACGGCACGACCAACGCGCTGGCCACCGTCTTCGCCTTGCCGGCGAACAACGCGTCGATCACGTTTGTCGGAGCCACTGGTGCGGTGGCGGCGACGATGGCGACGCAGACCTTCCGACAGAATCTCATCTTCCATCATGAAGCGTTCGCGTTTGTGATGGCCGAGTTGCCGGTGCCGCTCGCGGGTGCGAATTCGGCGCGCAAGAGTGATCCCGATGCCAAGCTCA